TTCATCATCGATTCCTCATTTTTTACTTGCTCGTTTGGGTCTTGTGATTCTAATTCCCATCGACGTTCGTCAGAAAAGCTAACGCCTCACTTTGGGGCCGTGGGCCAAACTTCAATGTTGTCCATATCGTCGAGTCCGTTGGAGCCTCCTACTTTCTGAGCATACCATGCTTCGTCCATTGCAATATCATTAGGGAACCCGTTAGGGAACATAACGGCAATATCGGAAGGTTCGATCTCTTCCTTACCGTGAGTCTTGGCAAAGTGACTGAACGCATGAGCATACAGCACCAGACGACCAGGTACGCCTTCGGCTAGGAACATGGTCAACGTGAGGGCTTGAGGTGTAAGAGAGAAGTTTGCAGCCTTACAGCGAGCATCTAACAAACGGTAAGGGAACTGATCTCGAATATCCTGATCAATGTCTTCTTCCCTTGCTATCAGCATGGCCATGAGAATCTTACCGGCTTCAACGGCTTTGTCACCGCTTACCGTTGCATAAGCCCGCTCATGCAGAGGTGTAATCATTTCAACATACCTTCAATGTTACGAATGATGGAATCTGAATCGAAGCCGACTTCAATGGTAATACTCAGGTCACCATCGTTGTCGATGTGGTAGGCAAGCCCAGTATGGATACGTTCAGAGTCAAAGGCGAAGTCCATGTTCAAACGCTCACTGGCTGGGAGAAACGCTTCGGTGTAAATCTTCGTGACGCCGTAAGTGCCTACGTAACCGTGTACCGTTTCAGTAGCCAGAGCAGGGTCGAAGTCCATATCATCAACCCATGCGTCACGGTACTTTTCATAGGTCAACTGCGACAGCATGATGGAGTCGTAGCTAACAATTGAACCGTCTCCTATGTAACGAATGGTGTCACGGAATACCGAAGCAAACGTATCATCGACCAGATTGCAAATCTCGGTAAGGCGACCTTCGCGAGGTACCACATCCGTTGAAAACGTTCGTGAAGTCATGGTCATGCAATCTACAGGCATACTGCCTTCGGTCATGGAACGGAACGGGTGAATTTCAAACGAACCGTCAAGAGCCATACTGATTGCACGAACAGGATCGTCGCGCAGAGCCACGAGCTCCATGTACGCACGATTGGGGTTATCTTCAGTGGGGGCAGGATGTGCCTCTCCAGCCATAACAGTCATACCGCAGTCGCACTGGTGGTAGCAACCCTTGTCGTTTTTCAGATCAGGGCGCTGGTTGCAAGTTGTGTTAGTCATTGTAGTTTCCTCTAATCAGTCACAGAATAAGTTTACAGTTAATGATCCATCCACTTACCCGTGTCGGAAATAACACGTTGGAAGCGGTGATTGCCAATGACGGCAACGGTGTACTTGTCTTTCATCCACTCTTCGCGTTTGTTGAGCGGGACTTTATCGGGATTGAAATAATGATCGGCACCATTCGTAACATCTGCAAGCTCTCCCTGAACTGCCAGATAAGCGACCTCCACAGACTGCTCAAACGAACGACGTTCGATAGGGTTACCTAGATCAACGTATGTACCTTTACGATACGTGAACTGGCCTTTCCAGTGAATAGTAGTACAGAACGAATCCCACTTAGGTACGCGATCAATACGATGCTGAATTGCATTGGTAATGCCCTGTTTACCTTTGTAAGGTTCACCTCGTGTTTCAAAGTGAACTGCTTCGACGGCACAGAGGAAGTCGTTTATCGGTACTTCCAGAGGCTCCGCGTTCTGGAGAAAAGCTGCAATGATGTAGGTACCGAGTTTTGAAGTGCTAACCATTTCTAAATACCTTTAAAGCGAGTTAAGCGAATACGTCGATAACTGGAGAAAGCTTGCGGCGAAGTTCGTCAAGCTTTTTCATCAAACCTTCACGAGCGCCTTCAAGTTTTATCATGGCAACAGGGTCTTTGGTACGAGCATTGCTCATCTTAACCAGCTCTTTCTCGATCTCCCGCATCAGGTTGAAGTCGGCCATGCAGTGTTCAAACTCTACACCTGTCATAGGAGCTGAGTAAACGTATTTGATGTTGTCGTCATTCATTGTATTCACCAATTAATCAGTTGTCTTCTTTCAGAATACCAAGTTCTTCCAGACGCCTGTCGATAGACCTATCCATTCGACGCGCCCGCTTGGACTTCTTAACTTGTTTGCGCTTGCGATTGTAGTTACGCATTACACGGTCATGTGATACCATACCAAGTACCCAACCAAATGCGCTACCCACTGCGGCGAAAGGTATCATGTGCCAACCCGAAGTAGCGATAAGCCCGATGACGATACCTTCAAAAGCTGTCATAGCTCCACCGAACACAAACGCCAGCTTCTTGTGTCCACCTGCTACGTTCTTGTTCTGGAAGCCTCGCAGGAAAGTTGTCGTTAGCATTGCACCGAAAGCCGCTGCTGCTGACAAGTACTGCGTTATATCAAACTCCATGATACCTCCTATACGATCTCTTTAAGCTTGCCTTTATTTTCTCGATTTACTATCTGTTGCACAAACACGGCCAGATGATTATTCAGCTCTTTGATGGCTTCTTTTGAGGTCATCCAGCGGCGTCTGCGAAGTTTGCGTTCGGGCCAGTCTTCTGTTTCTCCAGTGTAACGCATAGAGAACACTTCAACGTCTTGAATCTTACGTCCTTTAAGGTAACGGTAGCGGCCCAGTGATTCTTCAATCACACCCTCGACCCCGGCTTCTTCCATCACTTCTTTGGCCGCGTTTTCTTGAGGTGTTAGACCTTTTTCAAGCCCACCTTTAGGGAGAACCCACTGACGACCTCGCATAGCTGTAACCAGTAGAACTTCGATGCGATTGTTTTCGGTAACGCGATACACGACACAACCAGTAGATTTACGTACAGCCATCTTAAACTTCTCCAAACTTACGGGAAACAAGTATAGCTTTTCACCAAGAAAAGGTTACTTCCAGCGAAACGCTAAGAAGTTTGTGTTGGTACCAATGCGAGCGAACTCTACACCAAACTTGCCTCGGCGCGGCCACACTTTACTGAGAACTTTAGCCAGCTTGTGTTCTTTGTGGATAATAAAAGCCGTTTTGTTGTGATTGATCTTGATCATTGTTCGTCCCCTACTAACTTTCATTTAGTTAAACAAAAGAGATACCGCTAAATCGTATTCGATCAATGGTTCTCTTACTCTATTATATCATATTTCAAACCTACTTGAAAGGCTTAATTCTAGCTGTCGTCGAACCTACTATAGCCAGCTTTATGTGTGTAGGTTCGTGTAGGTTCGAGCTTTCGCAGTACGGTAACAGAATAAACCTCACAAATGAAAATGGGCCGTAACCATTAGCTACAGCCCATCGTTGTTAACCCATGTTCTCTGGCGGGAACGCATACTCAAGCGTAACGTCCAGATCACCGTTGTTCGCGCTGTCTTCATCGATGCCTGCATTCGCAAGATAGACACCATCAGGCAGTTCCCGAATCGAGATACTGAGATTGAGAATGGGGTCGTACTTGATATGGATGACATTGAAGACGGTATTACAGTCGAGTACCAAGAACGTTACGGACAGATCGGACCCGTACGTATTAGGTGCTTCCTGTAACTCAAAACGAGGAGCCAGCACGTTCGTCGCTTTCAGGTTTGTATAGTGCGCCAACAGCATTGCTCCTATTGAACGCAGCGTGTGTATATCACATGGCTGACCTTTGTGTTCTGAGGCAATCTGCCAAAGCTTACCGAGCATGTTTGCCAGAAACTCAGTACGTTCAAGAAGATAAGTGGGAGGAGTACCCGCTTCACTAGGTTCTTCCAGACGTTTTTGCCATGCTTCAAATACGGACATAACAGAGGCCTGAGCCGTTTCGTCAAACTTAACTGTAGGCACTTCACGACTCCTTTCTTATTCAGTAACGATGGCGTCTGCGCAATCATAGACATACGGGTTAAGGTCTTCCGTACCGTCGGGCTGCTCTTTGAGCTTAAACCCATTGGACAGGGAGACGATACGAACAATATCGGGTTTGAGAAAGGACATTTCAATCCCCTTTAGCGATTAGGTTAGACATGGGCGCCCAGTGTGAAGCATCTACAGGCCCGGCGTCCCCGTGTCGTACAAAAGAGTTTGCGTACGGTGACCAGAATCCTAACCAGTAATCGTATGAACCATCATTGTAGTCTTTATACAGAATGACGCCATCACCCGACTCTCGTATCGCGTCAGTCTCCGAACTATCAACGCGACGAAAGTCCAGAACCAGGCTTTCAAAGTCCATTACTTCTTAGACTTCTTGTGTACGTCTTCCGCCTTGAGCTTAGGCAGAAAGAACAGGTCGTCAGGCATGATGAGATATTTTTTGATGGAGTCAGGGTCTTCTTTCAGCTCTTTACGCAAGGCTGTGAGAATGCGACCATGTACGTTCTTACCGTCACCGTCACGACCGCTGCCGAAGTAATCATCCCAGGGTGCCAGCTCTACAAGCTTACCTTTGGTACGAATAAGCATTTCGGCTAACAGAGGGTTCTGGGCATACTTGTACCGCGCAACCTTCTGCATGATCTTCTTGCGCTTAGAATCGAAGTCTTCGATGATATTGCACCCAGACTTGGCCGAACCAAAGTAACGAGCTTGCGAACCGCCATTAGCATTGATGATCAACGCCAGTTCGCGTGGATCTTTGGTCTTGTGCGCCTGATAGTAATGCTCTGCGGTCTGGAACAGAATGTAACGCTTTTTACCTTTGATCTTCAACGGCGCCACGAACGGGGACGGGAAGAAGTTTGATAAGAAAGCATACTCGATGATATTACTGTTGAACTCGGTAACCTTTGCCATGTTGAATTCCTTTGTATGTTTCTATCTACTGTTTACACTTTCCGTAGAAACTAAAAAGGGAACCCATTAAGGCTCCCTTTTATAAACTTTATGTCGTAACTATAGAATCGGAGTACTCTAGGTAACCCAATTATTACTCGACGTTAAGACTTACTTACCGCCTGCTCCAAAGCTGCGATGGCTTCGGTAACGGTGATAAAATCTTGCTTCATCAAAGCGTCGCTATTACTTGTCATCGGGTTTTTACCGCGACGTTTAACCAAAATCTTTACTGCGGGTGCGCCTTTATCGTCTGCACCTACGTAGTAAAAGATAAACGGTGCTACGGGCGTCGGTATAGCCGTCTTCTTATTACCGTCAGGTTTGACACCGTGAATAGCGACGATCCCTTCTTTGCCCCAGAGACGACGTATGGACAGGTGATCATACTCGCCGACAATACTCAGCATGTGCGCCATGAGATCCTTTTGGGTTTTACGTACAGAAGGATTCTTGCGAACTGCGTGTTGAGCCGAGTCTTTCTTGATAGACTCGATGATCTTACGTGCACCTGCAGCAGTCTTCAGAATACCAAGTGCAGAAGTAGCTTTGGCAGTAGATGCCTTAGACTTACTGGCGACCAAGTACAATACCTTGTTGAATGGAGTATTGAGTATATCGTCGTCTCGAATGTCGGCTTGAACGTGTACGTATTTGTGCAGAGGGCCGAAGTCACCGTTAACTATAGCATGTATGGTTCGAGGTACCGTTTGTGTCCGGCCTCCTCGAACAGGTTTTACTCCACGGCGTGTAGAGGCTGACTTGATTGTATCTACACGTACACTGGATTCGTCTACGTCTAACCCAAGCTTACGAGCAGCGGTTAGAAATTTGTTGGCCATATCCTTAGGGGCTACGGCAGCTTCAGCAACGAACAAAGGGACTTCAATTTTCATGATGGGGTATCCTTTAAACTTTCTTGATGATCATACTAATGGGTAACCAACGTTTCCGTCCTGTTCGACCGGAACCGATAATCGCAAACTTGCCTTCGTGTTCTTTCAGGTCGGCAATTTCTTTATTGAACGTACCGTTAGAGAACTTGATTGCAACCTTGTCACCTACAGATAAATTAAGCTGATCGGCTTTTTCGGTGGATGCAGCGTGTTGATTAGCGCGACTGGTTTCGATGTTTGTGAAAATGTCGTGTGCCACTTCACGCGCTTTGACCATTTCGGAGTAAGGTACCTGCTCCATGGTTGTGAAGTGGGACTTATCACCTTGTGCTCGGAACGATACCAGCTTGCTGTCGCGGCTGTAGGGGTGTTCAATACCAATCATCACAAACTGTTTCTTTCCGCCTGCGTTAACTTCTCGGGTTGCATAACCTACGATGATTACACGACGAGCGTTACGTCGGCGGCCTGTATCTACAACACGACCGTATACGGATCGAGCGTATGTTTCAGGATCACTCAACTGCTTCGGTATAGTCGATTTAGCCAATGTACTGTCAACAGGTTCAAAGATGCTGGTAGCATGGAATACTGCCAACTCTTCTTTATCTTTGTCACTCATGGTCCTTACTTTGGGCGGCGGATCATAACGGCCTCGCCCATTAGAAACCATGCCTGCGTAAGCTTTTGTCCAAGCGAGCTGACCGTTGCGTAGTTTGAACGCTACCTTACCATTAACGACATCTACCTTAACTGCTTCCTTCGTAACAAGCTGACCGTGTTCCCGAACTTTGATCATATCACCTACAGTGACGCCGTTCACTTCAGTAGGTTCCATATCTGAAACTTTCTTCTCAACCTTGCGGAGTGCCGCTGCGGTAGGTACTCCCTTACGGCTGCTCAAAGGAGTGATCCCAATCTTTCCGTCGCCAACATCGAAGGACATAGACCATTTACCGTCGAGTCCGATAGATAGACCAAGATGCGTCTCTTTAGTCTTGATTAGATACGCGGTGAAGTCGGTTTCGTTAGTGGCCGCTTCTGTACTAAGTACCTTGAGTCCAGCCTTATCCAGCGTAGACATCGTATCATCTATGGCCTTCTTGTTACTGTCCATAGCACGTTGCATTTCATCGTACTCATCAACGACACGAGTTCTTGATTTCGACTTGGCCTTAACTTCAGGTTTCTTCTTACCGAGAATGTCTTCCGGCTCACCGCTATGAACGCGATACCGTCCAACCTTACCCTCGAAAGCTTTCACCTGCTTCAACAACTTAACTGCCTTGTCGTGAGGAAGCTTAAACTTCTCATCGAGGAAGTCAGGAATAACGACGATGTAGTTTAGATTACCACGCATAGCACGGATACCAAACTCATCATCTTTGTGAACGTGCAGGTCGTAGTTCTTGTTTACGTCCTCGAACTCCAACGTGCGGCGTCCAGTGTAAGTAAACCACGTATACTTACGCGGGTCTTCCTTAGCAGCCGCAGTGGCTTCAAGCTTGATTTTGATAGGCATGAGAATTACCAGTTGTTCAATTTAGTACAGTTAAATTAGCTGCGATTAGGAACTATCGCTCCACACTGACGCAGTGCATGATCTCTTCTACGACAGTTGTCGTGTCTCCGGCCTCCAGTTCATAAACAATGGCCATGCCCATAGGGTCGGCAACCAAGTAACATCCATCATCCATAGGAGACACCGTGAAACTGTTGTGATCAAGGCCTAGCAGATCGTTGAGCTGACCGCAATTACGGAACGTGATACGGTAGTGAAAATCCCGCAATCGTTGGGAGATAGCGGACTTCAACATCGTTTGATTGAACGAAAGAGGAATACCGTGCTCACCTTGTGTGTTACTTACGCTGAAGTGAAGGCGGTAGGTTTCAACGCCGCACATAAAGGCGTCAATGCGGAGAAACTGAATCGCGTCTCCAATGGAGTGAGCTTGACATGCAAGCCATTCTATACTCGGTGCCTCTGGTTCGTCTTCAAAGGCCTGCATACAGTGATCTGCCATATCAGCAAGCCAGCGGGTAAAACGCTTAAACATTTCTGGGCTCCTTAGAAATTGAAAAAGGGAGTCAACGGACTCCCTTATATGGCATTACTGATTGCGATTACGGTGGCGACGTACTGCGAGGATTGCGGGACCGAAGTACAGGAAGTTGTATATACCGGTTGGGATTTCCTTACCGGGAGAACGATGTTCGAGATAGAACGCCACGTTACCGGCGATTGCGAGCAGTGCGATAATAACAGCGAATGCGATCATAGTAGAATCCTTGCAAACTAATCAAAGTTAAACTTTCGAGATACCGTTAAGTCGTATGTGACAGTCGGCTCTCACACTTCAATTATATCAGGTTAGTCTTGACTAAGCAAATGCACCTGACGACGATAGAACCGCAGTTCATCAATTGATTCCATGATGTCGTTCAGAGCCCTGTGGTCGTACTGTTTTTTCGGAGGTTGAATGCCTATAAACGCATACTTGATCATGCTTACGTCCAGCATCTGGTAATGGAGGTACTGATCGAGACGCGGCATCTGCATCTGGATGAAGTCACGGTCATACTTGATGGAGTTACCGGACAACATACCGTTCATGTAAGGGTTCTTGCGATTAAATTCCTGCACACCAACTTCTTTAAGATGTTCCAGCACCAGATGTTCAGCGTTCTTGACTGACAGAGTGGACTTACGGCACTCATCAAGTAGGCCGGACTTACGGTGCATTTCCAGAGCAACTGGATCACAACGCTGTTCGTCTTCTTCGGTGATCTGCAACACCAGACGTAGAGGTTCAAACGGCAGGAGATTCAGATCAATGTCTGTTACAATGACGGCGATTTCAAATATAGGATAGTGCGCTGCACCAGGAGTGCCGTCTTCGAGAATCTTGTTCAGACCACCGGCTTCCATATCTGCCCACACGAGCAGGCGATTACTTTCTTTCATTGTGATTCCTTTAAGCTGCTAACAAATTGTGTTCGATTAATGCCTGTGCGGCGTGACGTACCTTTAACGGTAGTTTGTCCAAGTTAACCTTAGACAACTTCTTCTGGATAAACGTAAGGGCCATGACCATGTGGTCGTCTATTTGCAGATTATATACAGGTACATGAAACATATCGGCAACACAGATTGCAACACCTGTACCACCTGTAAGACCTACTTCATAGTCGTGAATACCTGTGCAACCATCAGGTGTCCAGCACAGAAGATAGTCAGTAGGTCGAGCGGCTTTTTTTTTAAACGTGGGGTTCGTCGTATATGACGATTTTACCCCAGTGCAAGGTAGACATATTAACCACCTACAGACTTGAGTTGTACTTTGAGAAGACCCGGACGCTCACCGTTTTCAGAACTATGTAGTAACGAGACTTCACTCCAACCCGCATTCTTGTATAAGGTAATAAGACGGGTACGCTCCCCTTCTGTCAAGTCACGGGCGATCTTCAGAACGAGACGGAAAGAGCCGTCACCAAACTTGTGCGTGTAAGCGCGACTTGGATTACCGAGTTCGCTGTCTATGTTGCGACAGATTGCATCCACGATATCGGTATCAATGGCTTGACTCATTGAAGTTGGAGAAATAGGCATCACACTAACTCCCATGTTGATAAAAGACGAACTACACCTTTCCGTTTCATCTTGTTATACGACTTGCTAGGTCCGTAGATTTTACCTTTGGGACCTATTGCTACGTAATACCGCTTGTTCATAAACGTGGCATACACGTCACCATGACAAGCATTAGGTTTGCAGAAGCACCCAAGTGTATGGTTACGCATGAAGCGCATGTTCGTTAGAACCCAGCGCCGTCTTCTCGGTTCGATATGAGGACGCTTACCTCGTAACCAGAGCCTGAACTCGGTTATACTGATTTCGATAGATGGTACTGTAACACAGTGTTCCAGGTTCAAATGCGAAAACGGGTTACCAAAATGGTAGGCGCTATTCGTACGGCCAATATAGATGTAGTTATCATCTTCGGCATTACGGATATTTACGACTGTAGTGGTCATATTAATTAACCGTGAACGTCGATGTATTCACGCAGCAGAGTTTGCGACCAGCTTTCCAGTTCGATTTCACCATCGCTGTGCATACGCAGTATTTCAGACGGGTCCAGGAAACCGAGAGAACGCAGACCTTCTTCCAGCTGGAATTCTTCTTCCGGAACATCTACACGGACGATGTGCGTAAACGCGATATGCAGGCAGTCAACTTCAGTGGCGCTGGCGGCCAGAATACCGAATTCAACCACGTTATCGGAAATGTCTAGGTCGATACCGAGTTCTTCATCCAGTTCACGTTCGATGGAGCTGTAAATGGTGTTTTCGATGTCGATGGTGCTGTCGTTTTCATTAACGAAAACATCAGCCAGATCAACATGACCACCGAAGCCGACGCTAGCCTGCTTCTCCAGGCGCTTTTCGTCAACGCTTTCACGCACGTAGGTGAGAACTTTCTGGTCTTCGTTTACGATAAACATATACGGAAGAATCTGACGATAACCTGTATCACCAACAGGGCCGTTTTCAACATCGCGCTGTTCGGCAAAGTCGAGCCAGTTACGTTGACGAAGAGTAATGTACGGAGTCAGTTCGTGCAGAATCTGGGAGAAGTTGCGGAAGTCACCGGTCTTTGTAAACACTTTTTCTGCGTAGGAGTTCAGACCACGCGAATCAATGGCCATGATGAATTCCGGCTTCTTCATTACGGGTTTCGGAACAAGGTTTGTCATTACGTTTCCTTAAATGGTTACATGGAGTAAATTGAGGGTTTTGTGTCTAGGAACAGTACTTCGGATAACGGGTAAGGACGTGCATCGTAGTCAAACATTACGGTCAACATAGCAGCATCTCCTTATTGCTTACTGCACGAAGAATTTACAGTTTACCACAGACACGAAAAAGCCCGCACAGGGCGGGCTTTGTAGGTAGTCCTTAGAGTTCAGCGTATACTTTAACGCCGGCAAGCCAGAACGAATTGACTTTGATACCTTCCGGCGAGTTGTCGTTTTCGTCAGACGTACGGTTCGTCACTTCGACACCGTTCGGAGTTAGAACATTTTGCTCACCGTAAAACTTGTCAGGGATTTTGCCGTAAGTCAGACGATTACCTGTACGGTAATACGCAAAGAATGGGGCCTTTGCAACAAGTTCATCCATTTCAGCGCGTGTGAGTTTGATAGCCGCAGCGTTCGGTAGAGGCCCATCAGCCAGTAACAGATTGATCTGGTCTACCACTGATTTAACGATGGGTGCGTGTGCAATAACTTCCATAACGTTTCTCCTAATATCGGTATAGATAAATTATCAGCGTAACAGAGGCAAGAAAGTGCAGAATGACGTTACAGACGACAACACAATCAACACGGTTAGAGCCGATTGTGACTGAGCTTTGGCCATCTGGTGCTTACGCATTTGTTCTAACGCGCTACCCTCAGACCATAAAAAGCGGACCCGTAAGCCCGCTTGCGTTGGAATAGTTACGCTAGTTCACACTGTTCAAGCATCCGCATGTACTTCGCTTTTGCGTCTACAGTGATGACGAGGTCCGCGTATCCGAATATTGTCTTCACACGAATGTTTGCATAACCTTCAGGCAAGGACAAAGCATCTGTCTCCCACTTAAACTGTTCAAGATAGCCGCGAGGTTGACGGATAGACGCGCCGAGATTCGGACATTCGTTAGAACGGATGAAGGTTTTTGCTTTTGCATACTGACCGTTCTTAAACAAAGCCGTTACGCAGGTGCGCTCCGTAGTTGACTTGGCATCGTACAGCGAGTCAGGTACTTCGCTGAATGCAGGCAAACGGTCAAGATCGCGCATGATCAGACCTACACTACCTTCATCGGTACGGTAAAGTCCAACGACGTTAACATCGTCACCGATTACGTCGTTGTATCCGTAGTATACATATTCCCCAGGATTCTTACGTACTACTTTCATGCGGAATATGCGGCTATCGCCTTCGCATGAAATGTCGATACGGATGAAGACGTGACCGGTAGCATACGCATCTTCAAAATCGTCGTTGAAGCTTTCGATGAAGCTGAAGGCCTCGGTGCGAGTAACGAAGAACAGAAGTCCTTCAACGTCGGTTTGGACGGCAACGTAGTCCTTGATATTAACAGGCACCGTGCGATGGATAGAGCTGTTACCAAACATTTCGATACCGCGGTGATGTTCGTAGGCAAGAAAGCCACCATTCATACGAACGTCTGCCAACAATGCGTCTTCAAAGGATACGTAAACTTTTTCTTGAGTCACTTTAAACATGGTGTATCTCCGTGCAAACTAATCAAAGTTAAACAATACGTGAACCTGTAATACGAATACGTTACAAGCTCTGTCTACTCCATTATAGCATACCGCACGACAAAAAGAAACGGGTGCTAAATGCACCCGTTGTCTACGATTAAGTGCGCGGAGGCACTACACCTGTTTGACCTTGATACTTACCGTTGCGATCCTTGTAGGAGGTTTTGCAAACTTCATCAGCACCCAGGAACAGGAACTGAGCAATACCTTCATTCGCATACACGCGAGCCGGTAGAGGAGTGGTGTTGGAGATTTCCAGAGTAACATGCCCTTCCCATTCTGGTTCGAGCGGAGTTACGTTGATCACCAGACCGCAATTGTGTACGAACACTCCTGCTTCAAGTGCGAAGTTGTGAGTGCCTGGGACGGTCAGGCAGTACACGTCTTCTTTGTAGTCAAGATGGACGACCTCTACGACCTTGTGATTGCGGATAAGTCCATCGCGTTGAGCCTCGTCTATAACGTGCCTAAAACGCCGTTTTAGAGTTGAGATAGAACAGCCTAGAAGCTCTGCCGCCCGACCTACAGACCCGCCTTTCTCCAAGGCCTTGTACGCTCTAAGATCAGTTAGATCGTTACGCGCTATCGGAGACTCTGATCCTGATCGCTGTCGAATGGCACCTTCATTCCTCAAGCGGCGCATCATGTTAGGGAATCGGCGATACAGCAGGTTCTTCGATACGTCGAACGCTCGGGCAGCGGTAGAGACACTACCTGTTTCGAGAATAACCTGCTCCACCTTCTTGCGAGATAGCTTCTTGTAGTTATGGTGATCTGATCCATGATTGCGAGGAAAGCTCTCAGGTGATTTAGCCCAAGCTTCCAACATACGTTCCGAGGCCGCTTTACGATTCTCAGGACGTCGCCAAAACTTACGACGATTCCGTAAAAGATTAGTTCGCGTTTCCTCGTGCTCCTCGCCGTACCAGAACCGCTTCGCACGGTTGCTCTGATGGGCCTTCCATGACTCTGGATTACTTCGACGCCAATCAGACATACGTTCTGCAAACCGAGTCGCATACTCAGGATCGTCTTCTGCACGTTCGTAGTTATGCTCACGAATATGTTCGTCACCTGCGACACGTTCTAGGTTAAACGGATGGTTGTTTCGACGATCTCCGTCAATGTGATGCGTATGCTCACCTTCCTTGCGTTCAGGTAATTCACCTTCTCGAACCAGGTATTCATCCGTTAACCAATGTGTACTTCGTATGTGACCGTTACCGGGGCAGTATGTACCTTCATAACCGCGGGCTTCGTAGCGGTATAGAGGCATCAAGCTCACCCCTGAGTCGAGGTCCTGAGCTTCCACGTAATCCCCATCACGAGTCATAAACAAATGATCGGGAGTGCAACGTATTACTTCACCAGAGTCGATAACGACCTCTACGAGCTTTTGCTGTTTGCCTGTCTTACGGGGCGCCAGTAGTTCGGCAACACCGACAGTGCCGTCGTTGAGAATCGTGTATCCGAAGAAACGTTCACCTCTACGAGCGAGTTTAGCCATACGCTTCAGCGAGATCGAAGTGCCATCAACCAAAGCGACTTTAGTATCCCCTGTGAAGCAACGTGCATACGTGCTTTTACCTAGACATACAACCAGCACGTCACGCGGAATGCGGAAGTATTCTTCAGTGCGAGCCAATGCGAACGAATTCGGTGGGATGATGATGCTGTCCGCTTCGATGTCCACAAAGGAGTTATCGTCAAAGTTTTTCGGGTCAACAATGGCCGAGTTGATGTTTGTAAACAGCTTGAATTCACGACTGCAACGAGCGTCATACCCGTAGCTTGAGGTACCGAAGCTGATAATCTTCTCACCGTCTGCCTTACTTACAAGACCAGGATGAAATGGTTCGATCATCGGCAGGGACTTCGACTCGAACTGGTTACCGTCACTGTCATGGTTACACATGGCACGAAGCCAAGAATCACTCTTGATCATCTATATCTATTCCGTTTAGTAGTTGTGGGTTACCACAGCGGTACTCGTGTGTTGTGTGCATACGGAATTGAGCCGTCATAACGACCCAAAGAACGTTGTTTGTAGACGATCTCCAGAATTCCCTCTCTGGGACCGGCCTTTACTTGATTACCTGCAATGCGCCCAAGCACACCGCGATTGATCAGGTTAGGATGATCGTAAGCTTCAAAGGAAATGCCACCAAACGTCTCTGCGATGTCACGCAGTAGTTTGAAGGTTTCGGGGTGAACAAGTACGTGTGAAGGTACCACCTTCATTCTCCTAGCACCCAGTGGATCAGTCTCGTAGTGAGCAGCGGCCGAATGTGCGCGATGGAAGAAGGAGTTAATCCTATCTACGACAGCAAACTGGGCTTCTGTAAAATCAATGCGGTGTATCATAAGTCATCCTTTAGCTACAAGGGCGTACATTTCATGCGAGTGGAGTTTGCGGAGCGCATTCTCATACGCAATCTTTTCGCCCAATGATTCGACATATTGAGTTTCGTCTGGACAAAAGCTTTCCCCGATAATCTCATATCCATTTACAGTTAATGTGCAGATCGTCTTCTGCTTTCGATGCGTATACTTAACATCGTCTATAAGAGATAGGAGGTAACCTCGCGTTATCTTGGTAGTGGTCATTTTGAATCCATCCAATCTGCCAGTTTCCTAGAAATGGCTGTTGTGATTAGAGCTGCGGATACGTCAGAAGTTGTGACTTCACTCGGGAAGGTGAACGGGAATGTCCAGGGGTCTTCCATGGTTTCCTTACCGGTAGAGAAGAAGAAATCCCAAGATACAGGAGACTTCTGTGTAATCAACTCTTGGTACATACCCTTGGAGATGGACATAATAACGAAGTCGATAACAGGTGCAACGTTCGGATCGTTGAACTCCAGCTTCACTTCCTTGACATCTTCACCGTAATCCAGCAACATTTCGTTCAGTTCGTACAGGTCTTCCACCTGTTGTGATAGCGCCTCTATTTCCTTGAGCTGTGCGGTAATCTCATCACCAGTTGCTTCGCCGAACGCTTCACGGTAAGCAGTGATACCGTTAGATGATAAGAAGGACTCGGGTGTGGTTTCCTTAGCCCACTTGCGAAGATTCTCTGCGGTCTTCTTCGGATTAAGTAGTGGGTTGGCGGTAGAGTAGTTGAGCGTATCGTTGGACATGAGGAAGGAAGCACCCGGTACATGGGACTCGACCATCTTCATGCCTTCTTTCTCTACGGTGTCAGGGTCGATACCGTTAGCGATCAAGTCTTCTACCCAGACACCGCCTTGACCTACGTCGCCTACAGCATCCTTCATGGGCTTAGCTACAGCATTCTTCAACGGAAGAGCTATTGCATCACCATTGACCGACACTCGCTCGACACCGAGAGACTCTGCGACGATAGAGCCGTAACCATCCTTCTCGAAATCTTGTACCATCTTGGTAACATCGTCGGCTGCAAACTTCTTGAGAGTTGCGGTTGTACGTTCGTTGTTACCTTGAATGTCCATGCCACCGTCAGCAATATCGATGATGTCTTTGAGTTGCGGGTTGGCTTTCATGGACGCTACTGCATCCTTAAGCTGCTTCTGAACGTCCAACTGCTGTGCAGGTACTTGCTGGGATAGAGGCTGCGTTGGTATAGACGGTACTACACTATTAAAGTCGGTGAGAGACTTCAACGCCTTAGTTGCAGACTGTATACCTGACATAGGACTCTGCAACGTAGCAGGAGTAGACGATATAGCATTACTTGCTCTACGTGCCGGAGCCGGGTTAGATGGCATACTCGGTAGTACTTGACCACCGGCACGAGGCGCACCGCCACCGCCTCCGCCACCAGAAGCTCCGCCTTGACCACCTTCGCGTATGAACGGTCGATATAAGTAATGTATCTCGCTGTACTTATGACCACCATGAATCCACAAAGTGATACCGCCGATCAACCACTTACCACCCATAGATCGAGACGATACAAACTCAGTACCGATCTGGTCAGAGTGCTTGTATTCGCCACAGTCAAAAGTCTCGGCCTCGGTATACATATCCGTCAGAACGGTCAAACGCTCCGAGAACAGAGCGTAGTAGCGAAGATTCTGGTAGATGGCTTGCTCATACTTCTTGTGAACGTTGGACTCAGGCTTCGGATCAGTACCTGGGTCAAAGCCCGTATACATGACCTGTGCACCGCGCTCTTGCACCATGCCCTTAACTTCGTCATTGATAGGCAGACCGTCACCCATAACCGGTGCATTCAGCTTCTCAATCGAAGTCTGTCCCTTCTTATCAAGGCTGTGGTTGTACTGTTTCTTACCGTAGTTGTTCCAGTTAGTAGAGAAGCCAGCAGAGCTGCCGTCCTGAGTTTCACGAACAACAACCGGTTTACCTGAAGCCGAGTTAGCCGACGTGTTCATAAGGTACGTGAACTTCGGTGACTCTTGTAAAATCTGGAACAGGTCTTTGTATCGAACCTTGCCGTTCATAGTCAGCAGTCGATACATGGCAGACTGTTCGGACTTGTACCCACGAGAGGCCATATCTTCGGTGAAAGACGAGCGTGTAAGATTCACGTTCAACCATTTCATCTTGTCGTCAGTACTGCCTTTAGGTCCATCATACTGAAGACCGGCTTTGCCTACAGCTTCACCCATAGCGGAGCTTGAGTTGCCCTCAAAGCACTCGGTGAATACACCAGACTCCCACTTTGGTGCGTCAAATATAGCGGTGACTACCAAATGAGGTCCGTCTGCCGTTGTCTCCTTACGAAAAGAAAACACACGGAAGGTTCGTGTCTTCACGGAATCACGCGAACGTCCAAGGCGCACTGTGATCTTCGTTCCATCCTGGATATTCAGATCGGCAGATAGCGAACCGTTCGTGTCATTCAATACGAGTTGCAGAATCGGGATAGGTATAGAAAACCCATCCTGAATATAAATGTCGTTGACGAAGTTTTTGGTCGGTGGCATCTGCGCACCCTCGATCTTGAGAGTGCAGAACGCCAGACCGTCAACATCCAGTTTTGCTTCCATGATGTCTCCTTAGATAGCAACGATCCGTAGCTCCTCATCACGTGCCGAAGCATCGGTGAGTCGCGTTAGCATTTCCGGTACTGAAGGAATCTTGATACGCTTACCGGAAGTCAATTCAAACGGGTCCAGCATATCATTGTAGATCAGTAAGTACCGCTCGTAGTTTTCATTCTGCATGGTACGCAACGCCAGAAGACGGGATTTAAACTCTTCTTCTGGACGTATCTTGTGCCATGAGAACTCTACTACATCTTTTACAGCATCATACGAATCGTCCAACAATGGATCGATACCGAGTGCATCCACTCGGATGAACGTAGAGGCTCTTGAAACGTCTGTCATATTAACCTCCAAATGCCGGTGCGAAGAACTTATCCAAGTCTTCCTGAGTGGTAGTGAAGTACGAAATGATACTCACGTTAATGGTGGTACTGATCGGGTTACCATTAGCATCGAACTGAGTGTCGAAGGTTTCCGATACGTTGTCTACAATGCAGGGATACATTGTGAAGAAGCTACCGATCTCAACAATGATGATGTCACCGTTCACTTCACCTGTAACAGGGTTGCCCATTCGAGGGCCCGGTGCACGTAGGAAGTTACCTGCGTACTCAGACGGAGCCACCAGCTTCATCAAGTCGCGCATCACCTGCACAACTTCCGTAAGCGGGTCTTCAAAGGCTTGAATGACAAACGGGATGTCCAGCTTCATCATAGAACCACCAGTCCATACACCACCAGACAACCACTTGTTCAATGAAGTGAAACCAGTAGCTGCCTGCACACCGGTTGTTGCAACGTCCACTGCTCGACCCATACGTCCACCAGACGCACTACTTACGAAGTTTGTCAACGGTTGGTTGAACGGGTTATCCCAGGATGACGCCAAGTTGAATGCAAAGTTTTCAGGGAGAGGTGTCGATATGCGAAGCACCTCTGCACCGTCACGCAGTACATACAGATTGGCACGATAGTTGTCAGAGAACTGAGGGCGGACATCGCCGCCTCCAGTATCGCTGTAAGGAACACTCCCGTTAAATAGAGAGCCGAATTCTACAGCCATAATTCACCTCACGCAAATCCAGTCTGCAATAGAACAAGTCCACTATCACTTATAACAGCAGGTGCGCCGTCAATAGTGGGTCGAATGGAGCCGCCTTCACTCGTGCCCTTAGACGATATTCTCGGCTTCTCGATTTTAAATCGATCAGGCATTAGCGTCTCCTGCATCTTAGGTTCAATCGCCATAGTTGTGGAGATAGGCGCATATTTCTCACGCTGCACGGATTCTTTTGCAGGCACAACACGTGGAGATGTGCGACCGGGGCTTGCCGGAACTACTGTGGCAGAAGGTGCATCGCTTGTCTCATAGAACGAACGAGATTTAGGCTCAGTATCGTTTTCGCCGAACGTCATCACTTTAGGTGACAACACAGGGGTTGAAGTAACCACGTCATCCATAACATGCGAAAGCTTCGGTAATGCTGGTTTCGGGTCAACGGAATCGACATTGGTGACCGGTGTGTTAACTTCGGCCAGTCGAACATAGTCGTTCACCTGAGCCAGAGTTGAGGTCACAACAGGAGACGCCAGATGAGGTACAGCGGACATAAATTGTTGCCGTATCTGCTGTATGGTCTTCTGCGTTTGCAATGCACTCTCCGCACGTTTAGCCGTAGTATAACCCTTGAAGTCAGAAGCGTTGGATGCGGCAGGTGTTACGCTTAGTGTAGTCAATACTTCGGCAGGTTTAGGTACGTCTTCAACTCCAGCACTAGGAGAAACCTTGATAACCTCACCTGCCTGCTCAAGTGTCTCATCCGCAGCTTTCTTGACATCCTTCTCTGCGGCAACAACAGCCTTATCGTATACTTCTTTAGCCTGACCTTTCACGTTTTCGTACATACCAGTCGCATACTCGGAAGCTTCACTGACCTTACGAGTAACGAAGTTGGATACTTGCGTTAGGAAGCTTGGGCCTGTATTCTCCTGCAAGGTAGTCTGAGCATCTGCTTTGGTTGTATCCAGAGAATTTATAACTTCCTTACGTTGGGCTTCCTCTTCTTTGGCACGTTGTTCTTCCACTTTCTTGGCAGATGCAACAGCAGCAGCGATGCTTCGATTAACATCAGGAACGGTTCGAGAGTTGTCTTCACGCTTCTGCCGTTCTTCTGGAGTATCGTTAGAGAACCAATCAAACCCAGACTTGGCAATCTCTGAACCTACGTCGTAGCCAAGCCAACTACCAACAAGACCCAAACCACCACCGATTATTGCGCCGGGTACGGCACCAACCCCACCAAAGAGAGCTCCGACTGCGGCACCTGCGGCAGACCCGGCAGCCCAACCTCCAGTAGCACCTACTGTACCACCAACAACACCTGATAGCTCACGATTCTTTTCAGTCTCAGTCATCGTCGGATCATTGATGATAGAGTAAGCATCATAAGCGCCAAGGGCAGCACCAGCAAAAGGTACTGCTTTACCTAGACGCCCAACACTACCAGCAGAACCACGAGGGATGGTCAACTTATCTGCTGCAAAGGCTGTCAAACCGAGCCCTGCCATAGCACCAGCGGTTGCCGCCGTTGAAGGAGGTGCGGGTGTTTGAGCTGCTGCGATCTCGTGTGGAGGCACAGCTTCTGGAGGCAAGTCTTCTACAGCTTGTGAGCGATTAACAACAGGCTCCATTGCAGCCGCTGCTACTGCCATAGTAGCAAGCGAAGGTGTGGGAGTAGCGGTGTCAGGTGCGTACTCAGGGCGAGTTCCGCCCGAGTAAGTAAGATCGATCTCCGGCTGAGCCGTAAGAGCCAGAAGCTTTTCCTGCTCCCTCATCGTTCTACGTGCTACACTATCCTGAACGCTACCGGACGAACTCTTGAAGTATCGACCTACAGTGTCGTGCTTGTACTGCTGGACTTTACGTACAAGGTCTTCATCCGACATAGTAGAGGTGTCGGCACCTTTCAGAGCATTACGGATAACGCTAGTGTTGGTACCGTACTGAACTGCGGTAGAGTACACCATCTCCTGAACGGCCCGACTGCGACCCGATAGATCAATACCATCACGCGCCAGACGTTCTTGCAGAGGTTGATAGTGCGTACGGAAGATGTATGCTTTCTGTGCAGTCTCGAAGGCTTTAGGGTCACGTTCTGCAACCTTACGGTACTGCTCATTGAATGCAGCAGACCCAGGTTTGAGTCCAGCAAAGTCAGGTTGGAAGGATCGAGCTTCCACTGAGTTCAAAAACTTCGACATCGAGCCGTTATTCGAGGCTAACTGGTGAGCTCCGTAGCTTACACCACCGTGATCTCCGCGACCGGTGCTGATCTCGTGAACACCTTTCGTAGACTCTTCACTCTGGCTAACAGACCCGAGCTTTGCAATGTCAGGTATGTCGTACAGAGGTTTAGCATCACCTGCGGTAACATCAGACGGAGTTGCAGGTGTAGGCTGTGAATCACCGATCAGCTTCTTGATTGCTTCTTCTTGAGCATTATCGTCATCCATCATGTTATGGATGCCTAAAGCTCCAAGAGCAACAGTACCGCCGCGAAGCAACATACCTTTCCAACCACGTCCGCCAGTCAGGTGACGGTTCTGCAAGGCGCGACGACCAACGTCATGGGCGACATCAGAGGTTCTCTGGATAACACGTTGCGTTGTAGGGTTATGTGCAACCGAACTGGCGGTCTGTCGAGCGCGATCAAAGATAGTTCGAGTACCTTGACGAACAGAAGGTCCAGCAGTACGCACACGATCCATGAAGCGACCAAAACGGGTACGGGATGGTCGACGGGTGCGGCGCTGCCGACGTTGACGCTCCCGCAAACGATCCCGAGCGCGATCTCGTCTACTACGGTCACGTCTATTGCTTCGATCTGGGAAGTCCAACATATCACCAAGGCCGAACATATCACCTAAGACTTGGCCGGCCTTGTCTATCATACCGTCTTTAGCTTGACCTAAAATTTCTGCCATACTTCCGTGGTTGGCATAGGCTTGCATATTCGGTCGAAGCTTGTTTTGTTCTTGTAACAGAGACAGTATCTCTTGAAGCACTTGCGACATTTCTTGCATAGATGCCGACTGCGCATTGGTAGCCTTAAGTTGGGCCTGAGCAGTTTCCAGATGCTTCTTATTGATAGCGTTCTGCTGGATTATTTCCTTATGAAGGAGGTTTGTAGACTTGCTGTTATCGACATTGGAAACGCTGTTGTCGGAGTTGTCTATGGTCTGCGAGTCTTGCGTCTTCTCGTTAGCCGTTGAAGCCATGCTAACGACTGGACCCTCTCGCTCTGTGGCTTGAGAGTCGTTATGCTGGTTACGACCTTCTTGCATCGTACCATTATCAGACGCATACTTCCTACGCACACCATGCAAGTCGTTTAGACGCATGGCCATAATGTTTATTCTCCAAAAGCTTTAATGCCTTTCTTACGCTCTTCGGCTTCTCGCTTATCGTGTATCATCTTACTGTGATGGTACAGAAATGACTTTGAAGGCATCGACATATCAGGCTGTAAGCTGAATTCAGACAGCAGGTTGTACTGAATCTTCTGTATATCCTTGTCAGCGTTGTCTGCAAAGAATGTTAGATACTTGGGAGCCGATTGGTACGTCCAACGATACTGACACTCACGACAACACAGGTTCATACGTTCAAGGATACCGTGCTTGTAGGTTTCACGAACCTTCAGCAGCCGTTCGTACAACTCATTGTCTTCCTGATCAAGCAAGAAATCCAGCTTGTCTTTGAACGTCTTGGGTCCTTTGATCCACCGGCACAGCTCAGCCATCAAACGATCATGCGGGTTGTCCTGCAAGTGATCGTACATATCGGACAAGGTTCTGACACGTGGAAAGTCGAGATCGTCATAAGGCAGACCTTCAAACTCATCACCGACGTACAGAATCTCTGTATATACCGCACGTACTAACTCAACGTTCTTGGTATTACACGTCTCGTGCTCAAGGCCTTTCAATATACGGTCACGTTCATCGACAGGCGGTCCCAGGTAGAACTCTCGGTTGTCTGAGTACACCAGATTTGTGTGACGACACTCCCAGTTAACATACACCGGAGCTTCTGGGTAGCTGTTCTTGCGCAACCACGCCAACAAGAACTCGAAGTCACCATCCGTTAACTCAAGCACGTCCTGCGCCACACTCAATTGAATGACCCGGATGAGCTGGCGCATGGGTTTGTTTCGGGACTTGGTGAAGTTTAGTAGGCGGAGTTGGTTAACATCGAACTCCCTGAGATACAACTCATCAAAGTCATAACAAGCGAAGTTGGAGGGGAGGTTACCAATGTCAACGAACCGCTCATCGATCTCTGGGATTGTCAGAGCGGCATTACTCATAGCAGGAAGCTCCGTGCATCGATGATTACTTCATGTTCCTGAGACTGACCGCAACGTTCGCACTTGCTGGTAATACGGCGCATGATACCGAAGGTACGATCCCGGTTAGCCGCTGCGGCCAACTCCATCAACTCCATATCTTCAGAATCGAGAATAGACTGAATACGATTTACCAGAGAGTCGTCACCTTTGATCCACACAGCAAGGTCAACGATGGGGCCGTAATCAGGATCAGAACGAAGTTCCGTCAGCTCTACCAAGTCCTTGCAACGCGGGAAGTCGAGACGTGCATCGAGAGGTTCTTCCAGGATGTGGCGAACGGAGAATGATTCTATGGTCAACTCAGTGTGGTTAACGTGACCGCACGGTAGCACATCGATCATCGTTTCGTTCGGGTCTTCCATACCTTTGCGCTCTTCCTCTGACGCATTCTCATACGCTTCCACGTAACGAGTAAGTTCGGCAGGGGTGAATACCTTGTCACCATCTGTAATAAGCTGGTTGGTACAATCCCAGATGACGTGAGGTTTATTATGACTGAACGCATTGATACGCTGCCAAGTCAGCAGGTAGAAGAAATCACCAATCGTCAGACGGTTGATGTCAATGTTTGAGATACACTGACCCATAGCTTCGATGGTAGGTGCCATGCTTTCCAGCATTACGGCTTTAGACATCAGAGCGATCTGACGAGGTTTGAAAGGCTGCACATCCAGTTCGGTGGCAGGGTAGGTATACATGCGGGACGGGAGTTCGTTGGTGAAGATCATCTTTTATTCCTTAGTGTGTAATGTCTGGGTCCCTTGGATCATAGTTGCCATTATTCCCTATGGCAGACTTTATCTGAGTTGGGTAGAACGCTACTATCTGGCTCATATCGTTGGTCGTATCATCGATAATACCGTCGTACCCAGCCTTTTCCAATTCTTTACGGTACTCCTGCGCGGCCTTGATCATCGCTTTCTCGTAAGGAACACCTCGGGCTTGGAGCTCCATAGAGATATTCGCTACACGAACGTATCCGATCTCCTGATCCATGTTAGCACGAGTTAGAATAAGCGGCTTCTGGATGGACAGGAATACGGGCATGACCTGACCGTTGGAGGTCTTGGAACTGTAAATCGATGCTATACTAGGCAAAGCGGTGAAGTAGAACCCTACACCTAAATAGCCCGCATCGTGCTTACCGTGATGGTTTACAGAAAACGAGGTAAATTGATGTGGTGTACCATGATAACAGATCAAAGGTTTACCGTTTCTCACCACCTTTGAATTTTTAAACCATCTTTTGAAGCTCATAGTTAGGCCGGCTGCAGGTTGATTCCATCTGTAGCGAAATTGATTTCCAGTTTAAGGATTTCACTATCGCCCGGTACCCAGTCCCATTCACTGCACGTAGTTGGCCAGCAGTTCTTGGCTTGTACTCGAAGGATAGGTTCGCCACGTGTGTTGAACAGTGTGAAGTGCAGGTCGCGCTTATAATCCTTAGGTAGGAAGAAAGCACCTGACTCAGGATTACGTATACGATTACGCCAGCTCGTTAACCACTTAGCTGTACGCATACCAACGTCTTCGTAGAAGGTAGCATTGAAGGCGCTGATCTCAACGAAGCCTGCATAGTAGGTGAAAGTACCACCACCGAATAGAGGCTTTACGTTCACACTAGGATGAGGTATATTTACGTGTTCAAGATAGGTCGGGTCGTGCCCAAAGGGTAACTCATCACACTGCCACATACTAGAGAAGACAGGTGAGTTAGCTCCTTGTCGTTTCCCGATAAACTCTTCCAATGATATGGACATAGAACCCCCAAACGAAAAAGCCCCAGCCCGTTAAGGCCAGGGCTTGTTGATGTACCTTACGCCCGCTTGTAGTAGTCGTATGCGAAGGTAGCGTCGTTGGTGATGTTTGCACCACCAGAACCTTCAAACTGAAGCTCCGGTACTTCGGTCGGGAACAGGTTGAAGATGTCGTAAGTCAGAGAGTCTGCACCGGTCTGGTCGTAAATCTTGATCTGACCGTTGGCAGTATACCCGGACTTGAATTCACCGTGCTGAGTTTCGGTAGCACGACACTTCTGGGCCCATTCTTCCAGAGTAGTGGTGATCTTACCTTCGTAAGTCTCAACGAAAGACACAGACAGCGAGTGGCTGAAGGTCTTACGAGCAGAGTGCAGCACCTTGTGACCGAACAGTTCGATCTCTACCGGCTGGATAGACACGCCCGGCTTGGAGGTAGAACGGCACTGCAGGCGCAGGGCACGAGTATCACCACCGCCCGGAATACCGGTGATGGTGAAGTCAAAGTTGTCGTTAAGCATCGGGTCGTTGATGCCAAGTACGTCGTCCAAATTAGGCTTCGGCATAGTATCACCTATCAGATACGGTCGATGAGAGAAACAGTAGCTTCGACTCCACCGGTCGGTGCTACAATGGCATTGATGAAGATACGCTTGGTTGCGATAGTCGGATCAATGTATATGTCCAGAATAGTGTCACCAGAGGCAATGGTCTCCGGCTTGTTATTCCGTTCGTCACAGATGACCTCGTAACCGTACAGACCGCGTTTCTGTTTGGCCGGAGCCAGCAGAGAGTTGGCGATGTTACGCAGTGTGGTCCAAGTGACAGAATCACCCGGCTCAAACAGAGTAACCATAGCCGCATCCTTACAGTTGCGGTTCAACATACGTACCAGACGTACAACGTTCTGATCCTGCATAGAGGAACGGAACGGCTGCAAGGTCAACTGCGACATAATAGTCGGACCGTAACCCGGCAGGTTCTGGATGAAGTTGATCTGGTTCTGATCGAGTACACCACGCTCCCCTGGGTTGTATACGCGAGTCAGACGCTCAGCATTGATGATCGCACGGTTAACACCGGCTACCGCAAACCAACGGTGAGATACGTTTTCAGAGAACGCAGCACGTTCCGCGAAGTGGCCAGACGGCGGGCATTCATACTCGGTGCCTTCATCTGAAAGCAATACCGAGTACGGTGCGTAGATAGAACCGTCATAGGTAGATGCGTTCAGTACGTTACGTCGGTAGTTAACCGCTTTGCTAACGTCATCCTGCATATCACGCGGCATATCGAGAATGGCATGGCAGTCACCACGCAGAGAGGCCATTTCAAGCATAGCCATCTGCACGGCAGGGTCTGCATAACCACCATTGATAAGAAGGTCCACACGGAACTCTTCAGGATCGTCGTAGGTGTTCCAACCGTCGATTATATCATCGATAGTGATTTCGTCACCGTCATCACCGTGCATCAGAGAACCTTCGATAACCGCATTAACCAAGCGGCGAGAAGGGTCTGCTACGTACATAGGGTTGTCACGGTTAACACGGGCACGTACTACGCTGTTCGCATTTTCCAGAACGTCCTCTACGTTCATCTGACGACGATTACCATCCATCTTGTCGCGCAGTGTGCAACGGTGGATTTCCAGAGCGACAGTCTTACCGCGCTCAAAGATTTCCAGATAGAAAGCTTCGTTGTCCTGATCGTCTGTATCAGGGTACATAACCCAGTTGTAACCGTTGTTCCAGTTACCCGGGTCGCGACCAGTCAGGAAGATCAGATCGCTTGAACCGAAGTTGTAGTCTTCGGGATCAGCGTATCCTTGATAGGGTTCTTTCGTGATCGCAAAGTTGTTTTCGATGCCTACCAGGGAAGAGCCGTATTTGGCATTACGAGCCACACGGGTAAAGTAACCCGTAGAACCCTGTTCCAAAAACTTCTCAACGCAGATATGAGCAGCCGTCAACTTGGAGTCGATGCGACCAAACTTGTTACGAAAATCGATAAGGCCGTTAAACAGAACGGGCTCGCCGACTTTACCACGGTGGGAGGGTCCAACGAAAGCGCAGACACAAGTTTCGGACAATTGAGCGATGATACTCTCGTCCGAAATAGCGTCATATACACCAGCGCTGAGATTGCCTCCGTTATTGAGTATTGACATAAGGTTTCTCCAGGAAGGTCTTAGATAACCTAGGATTAAATTAGTTGCCTACTACCACTTCGCACTTAACAGAGGCAATTGAATCACGAGCGACCAGTTCGATCAACCCGTTAAACGTACCGTGAATCTCGAACAGACCATCTACTAGCATGGATGAGCTAACGTAGGTTGTCTTAGTTTCTGGTTCGTCTGTCTCTGTAGGTGTACTATTGATCGATTGCACCGTAATGGGCAACCGGGAAGTCTCCAGCGTACCGTTGATCATTTCGGAGTAAGTCAACTCACACTGACCTTCATACTCTGGCGCTATAACCAACTCACCTTCAAAATGACCTGTTTTACCGATCTGAGTACAGCGCACAGGCACTACGCTACCTTCACCATGAATGAACTGCACAGTGGCGCGCTCAGATACGTTGTCAAAGTCCTGCAGTACCACGCGAATCTTGTCATAGATCGTGGGATTTGTATCAGCTTTGAGTTGACCCAGGTAAGTCGCACTGTCGGTGATGGTACCTTCAACGGTCTGGCTAATCTGAAGCACATCCGTATAGAAGTAGATGAACCTTACATCACCTTCCTGTTCGCGAGCCACTAGGTTCAACTCGGAATCCCCGGCTACGACAGGAATTGTATCAACAAGACCGCTTGCGTACTCGATACGCAGCACCCCGTTAGGAGTACCGTTACGCACAAACAGGTTCAGAGTGCGTTGACCTTCAAGGAAGTGAGGGCGAAAGAGCACTTCAGGTTTAACGAAAGATGATGTGGCTTTAATACGTTTGACCACAACAGTCGACTCACCGGAAGAACTACGCGGATCAGTATACTGGATGTCGATCTGATCATCAGGTTGTACGTAGAGAACGCCGTCGAACGAAGGACCTTTATCAGCAGACGGGTGTGTCGGTAGAGAACCCATGAAAGTCTCTTCGTCTACGCGATTGAGAACTACACGCTCCGTTTCACCAGAACCTACATTAAGTACCGATACTGTAATGTTGTCTCCAAGCACACGGTCCTTATCAACAAGAGCGATCTGCATCGTATGACCGACTTGAATGTCTTCCGCCATTATCAGACCTGTTGTAAAGATCGGGTTAACAGGTTCTTTATATTCATCGTCGTTCGTACCTGCTTGATGAAATAGCAGCTCGATAGGATTTTCAGATTGAATACGCAGAAACTTACCAAACCCTTGCAGCTTGAACGGGCTTGTTTTCGATACGTGTGCCGTCCACTGAGATACATCAGAACAACGAGAAGCGGTAGTCGTAGTACCAAGTGTTCGCTTCTTGGTTGCCATGACCAGTACAGAGGCAGTCTTTGTGACTATCGTGCGATCCAGTGTTTCGCTCATCTTAAACCTCTTCGTTAGAGTTGGGCATGATCACGCGGCATAATAGTCTGAGTGACCGTGCCATTTGTTTTCGGAACTTCCTTAACTGTACCCAGACGTGAGTTCACAGTGAAGGAAATCTCCAGGTGGAATATGTCCGGGTTTGAAGTCGAATCGATTTCCGGCGGGTCGATAGGGATAGACTCGGTTTCACATACGATAGTCACAAACCATTCGACGCCGTTCATGTGTATTTTGCAATTAAGCTTACCGGAGCTTGCACAGATAAGGCACTTGGTAGCCATCGTCACGGCATCTGAAAAATCCCGTGTCTTAATGTGCAAGACGGCTGACACGAAGGCAGGGAACATATACGCTTTAGGTAGAGTGGCCTGAGTAGCGTGAATAGGCATGTGCCCAGAACTGTTACGAGTAAGCGCCTTCAGAGCTTCTTGATCCTTGCGAATACCGATCTCACTTATGGTTAGGTACGCACTGGGATAACTCTGAGTGTTTTGGTTAGGTGCATCTACCTTCTGACGGGACATTTCTTTCGTATCCTGTCGAGTGTAAACTGGTAAGTCTTTCGACAATCCTAGAAAGGCTTTCAAGGCTTCACGAAAGGCTTTCATTGTTATGTGTAACGGGGTGTTCAACCCAGTTATCGAATCTAGTCTATCGACAGCCATAGTGTACTCCGGAAACGAAAAAAAAGGCGACACTATGGCCGCCTTTTATATTAAACCTTTTACAGGTGCTTCAATGATCTGATCGTCTTCGTCTACAAACTTAGCCATAGCCATGAGAGTTGAGTCAGATGATGCCATTGAAAACAAGGACGGAGCGATAGTGTTATCCGATGGAGATAAGTTGTCACCAGTTGCTCGCGCCCCAGGGGAAGGGTGCAATTCAGTATAAACATACTGGGTAAGATCGTCTCCGAACTCACCTGCTTTTGACAGATACTCAAGGCACTTGTCAGTGTCCCCTGCTTGATGCGAAAGTATGGCGAGAGCTAACGCCTTACGATAATCCATAATGAACCTCTTTTTAACCTCTAGCGCAGATCGGAGGGTGCTGGCATCTTCACTACGCTAGGGGTGTGGTCATCAGGACGACCTATTACATGCGGCGAGCTTTGACCACTGAACGCATGTTGGTAACTGCCTGGCTGTACGGCTCAGACATGAACCAACCGCGGCTAGTGTCGCCGCGGTAACGTCCGTCGATCGGAGCAGACTGGATGCCGCCACGAGTAGTGTATACACCGTGGTTCTGAGCGTCAGATACGACGTAGATTTCACCCGGGTTCATGACCTTCTGGTTCGGCTGACGGTAGGCGTCAGTCAGAATAGTCATACCGACCAGAGTACCGATCTGACCGTTCAGGACCAGGTCGTACTTGGAGATCGGGTCGAAGAAGGTAGCGAAGTCGTTGCTACCGATAACGTCAGCCCAGTAATCAGAAGCCAGCAGCATGGTAGTAGCCGGCAGGTTCCAACGAGCAACAGCCTGACGCAGGTTACCCAGGTTCTTCGGAGTCAGTTCACCGGCGATCAGTTCCAGATCGTTGACGTAACCGACAGTTTCATCGACTGCTTTCTTCCACAGACGGTCTTCAGCAACCATGATTGCCTGCAGGCCGTCGTTGTAAGCACGGTCCAGCAGATCGCCGGAAACCTGCTGGAGGTCCAGGTTTTCAACGCGCAGATTGGCAGTGATTTCAAACTCATCCGGAGTGAACACACGAGTACGGATGGTCTGAACGCCAACAGTTGCAGTACCGGTAGCTACGACAGCGCGGGCATCATGCTTGGGCATCGGCACACGGCAGATTTCGCCCTGCTTCAGGGTGTTACCAACCAGCAGCTTACGTGCGAAACCGTCACGTTCACGCTGTTCTTCGATCATGCGAGTCAGGGAAGCACCGATTGCCTGCCACTTCTGGCCGGTAGAGTCAGCAGCAGCTTCAGCCAGCAGTTCGCGACGATCAGAAGCAGTACCCAGGAAGTCACCTTCAGAAGAAGCGGTAGCCGGAATCAGGTCACCGTTCTCGACGGCCTGCATGAGCTGACCCATCTTCTGGAGCAGGTCTTTCTTGTCGTATGCGTTGATCTCGCCCGTCGCAGAGGACAGAGCCATTTCTTTGTTCTTGCCGAAGCGCAGGGCTTCGATCGGATCGTGGCTACCGCGCAGTACAAGCTTCGCGCCTTGATAAGCGTTGTTCATAATCGTTTCTCCAACGAAGTATTAAAAGTGTTTCGACTCAGCGGAAGAAGGTCGATTAGACCTTCAGACGCAGAGTAAGACCGAAGTTTTCGGAAGACGGAGCGGCTACAACGATCAGGCCAGTAGCGACACCACCAGAACCACCCAAGGTCAGATTACCATCAGCACCCAGTGTAGGCTCAGCTTCCGGCTGCCAATCAGCAGAAGCGTCGAAGCAGGAGGTGCAGATTTCTTCAGCGTAAGTGATAACACCAACCTGATCCTGGAAGGTAGCAGAGATACCGCCGATCGGAGCGTCGCCCTGCATACGGCGTGCTTCAGATGCGGACAGTTCGTACTTCAGCTGGAATTCAGCAGTAGCGCCTTTCAGATCAGCGTGGAAAGTCAGCACTTTGCCGACCAGCTGAACTTCAGAAGCGGCAGCCGGAGCGTTGGAAACGATGGTCAGTGCAGAACCACCAACACGGATCAGCAGTTGGCCAGCAACAGGCAGACGCGGCAGTTCGACAGAACCAGTATCCGCAACTACGAAGCTACCTACGAAAGGTGCCTGAGTCGGCGGAGTGTTGCGAGTCAGAGACAGACCGGCGAATTTCTCACCAGCAGCGCCGGTAGACGGACGAACAACCAGTTCGTTGTTGTACGTAGCGTATACAAGTGCCTTGCCTTCTTCGGCGATGTCGGAGCCCGGCTCGGCCTTGCGGAATTCACTGTGCTGGATGCGGGTATTGTATTGATAAAGCATGATTCACTCTCCGTAAAAAGAGGCTTATTAGCGACGATTAGTCGGCATGCAACGGTTCAGGCGGCTCATGAAGTCGCCCATATCTTCAGAAGAAGCAGTTGCTGCCTGTTTTTCAACGTTGTCTTCCTGTGAAGAGAAGACGCTTGTGACCTGACCAACAGGTCGGCCCAGAGGACCAGCAGGTTGGGCGGAAGCAGTTGCTGCCACTTTCTGCGGGGCGTGACCTTGTACGGCTACTGCCAACTGGTTCTGTACTTCCGGAGCATACTGCATGATGTCGAAAGCCTTGGCCAGAAGTACGCGATGATATTCATCGGACTTGTTGGCGAAAGCGTTTGCTACCAGTGCATCAGCACCGTCGATACCTACACCAGCGATGGCGGTTACCAGAGATTGCTTGACCGGGTTCTGTTCGTTGGCGAAGAAGCCACGGTTGATACCGGCAGATGCAATTTCCAGAGCCGCTTTGAAACGTTCGTGTAGTTCGTTACGTTCAGATGCCAGTGCAGATTCTGCCTGTGCGATCTTGGCTTCAGCGCGATCAGCAACCTCAGCTTCAACGAAGTCTGCAACCGGAACTTTAGCAACCAGAGGCTGGAAGCCCAGTTCCTGATGCGCTGCGTCCAGACCTACCTGAGAAGCGCGGGCCAGGAATGCGCGACCAAAGGTCTCTGACTGGAAGATGTCATCACGATTCGCTGATTCTTGAGTAGCCATTGCAACCGGCACACCGGCGTAAGTGCTGACCCAAGCGCGACCCTGAGACTTAGCTGTTGACATAAAGCCAACATCAAGCTTCTCGATGTCAAAATTAGCAGAAGCAATGGCAGAATAGCTGATTTCCACCTCGGTAGAGTCAACAGCAGGCCGCTGTTTAGCAACATCGGCTCCAGCGGAAGCAGTAGCGGTCATGCGCGATACGGCACGACGGCGCTTACCGCCCATGCGAGCAGTCTGCGGCTGGGCAGAGGCTACACCCAGGGACAGGTCGCTATCGCTTTCGTCGTCTTCGTCGATTTCGTCTTCGTCGGCATCGTCTTCGTCGGCATCGTCATCTGAGAACTCATCATCCTCTTCGTCGTCCTCGTCCTCGTCCTCGTCTTCGTCTTCGTCCATGTCCAGATCGAAGTCATCGTCTTCATCGTCAGAACCAGCAACCGCAACCGCGTGCTGATTCATGGATTCAACGTCTTCAACATCCAGCAGACCGGAAGAGCATTCCGGGCAGAAAACAGGCATGGCATCAGAGCTGATCACATGCAGGCCGCAGGAGCTGCTGGCAGAACATACGAAGTGTTCAGCCTGAACAAAACCGTTGATGGCACCAGAAGCGATACCGGAGAAGTCGGACTGTTCGCCATCAACAGCTTCAACACGAGCACCAGTGGTAACGTCAAAAGTGGACGCGGTACCGACGATGGCAACGCTCATATCGTCTTCGCTTTCGACAACGCTGTGTTCGGCAACACCTGTGATCAGATCACGGTAGTTGGCGATAGCTTCTTCTTTCGTGAAGCCGCAAGCGATAGCACGGATACCGTGCTCATCATCTTCGTCTTCTTCACCGGCGATACCTTCGATGTCCATGTCGGATTCATCGTTGGATTCTGCGATGTAGTCCTGAATACCAGCTTCGTCGAGGAACTCGATGTCAGAGGCGCAGGCAACACAGTGACCGATGTCGTCAGATTCAGCCAGAATGTGAGCGCCGCAACCATCGGTACAGATGGTATAGTGAACGTTCACGTCTCCACTTTCAGAGGCAGTAGCTTCAAAGCCGGTTTCTGCGATGTCAACGGACGTCAGATCGTCTTCACCCGTCATAGGGTTGAACGGTTCTTGATCGTCAGAGGCAGACGCCAGGCATACCATTTCACCGTTACCGAACGCTTGAGCGTTACCGGCAAGCAGGTCCATGTACTTGCTACGAGCATCATCCAGTGAGGAACCGGCAACTACTTTAAACATATTTCGTTTCATAGTCGTCTCCACACTTGAATTAATCGCATTTAGCGATGTTTTGAAATTAACTTGAGCAAATGCAAATCCCTTACTTTACGCTATCGATAGCTTTCTGGAATTTAGCATTCGGGCGGATAACGCCGTAGTCGTCAAAGAACTGGGAAATGACGGACGGGTCAATGTAGTTCTGAATTGCAGTGTTCGCGGTTATCTTGCCGTTGGTCATGTGCCCCAGCTCTTTACCGACTTCGAGGATTCGCTCCTCTAACCACTTCTGCACGGTACGCTCATCAGAACCCTTCTCAAGGTCACATTTGGCGATAATATCCGCAACCATTTGCGTGCCTTTAAGGGTACGCAGCTTGTGGACAGTAAAACCTTCCGGGAACCCAAGAGACTTGATGTACTTGTTGACCGCAGCGGACGTAAGAGTGCGCCCACGGAAAGCAAATACAGGTTCATTCGCATTGCCACCTTGATCTTCGATGTATTCGTGAATACGTTCAAACATCAGGCTTATACGTCTTGAATTAGCAATAACAATATGCTTTTGCTGACCAGCAGACTTACCGATGTAAGTAACGATCATTTTCTTGTCTGTCGGGAACTTGAAGTGCTTAACCAGGAGCTGAGTAGCACCGAAGGTACGTTTGCCGTCAGACTGAGCGTTCGCATTACCTACACGCGCAGAGGTCTGGAAGATGAACTCGCACAACGTAGCCAGCACTTGTTTTTGGCTGTAGCTGTTGTTCTGCATATCACGAATCCACTTCTTACTAAGCTTGTCGATATTCGGAAGCACCTTGTTAACCACATTGAATTTCTTGGTCTTGGAGCCTGTACGATATTCGACAGTATAAGCGCGGGTGAACTGTTTGGCGAAAGCAGGTTTGAACTCGCAAACGTAAGCATTATCTTCATCATCCTTGTAGGTTGGGTTCATACGAACTTCACCACTAGGGGTCTGCATGAGAGCCAGGCCGCCTCGGGTGTAGTACTTACCCAGATCGTCAATCATACCGACGAAACCTTCAGGGATATTGTGCTTGATCTTGCGGCTGTTCATGTACTCAATAACTTCACGAACTGGCATGTAAGGTTTACCTGATCCGCGAATAAGATTGGACAATTGTTTCTTGAAGATGGTAGTAACTTCACGGCGCATACGCAAGTATTCGGCATGGACGTGCAGCTTAGACCCTTTGGCCTTGTTGTGTGCCTGCCACTTTTCGAGAATCTCGGTGGGAACAAACTGATCGCTTTCATGCGTGTACTTGGAGACCAGCTTCTTTAGGTCTTGATACACACCTGTGTCCATGTCTTCTTCCGCATGGGTGAAGAACTGTGTGATCATAGGATCATTAAGGACAGCAATGTCTCGGTACAGAGAACGCTGGGCGCTTTCAGAACCGAAGATTGCAAGGCGCAGCTTGTTGAACAAAGTGAGTTCTTTGGCGTTGATTGTCTTGTCTACCTTGAATTCCTTATGTAAGGTTTTCAATTCGTGGAAGAGTTCGGCAATCTGACTGTCGAGGGTTTCATCCGAGTTAGGGTCTTTGTTTGCGACAATACCGCGGACTACTTTAGTGTAAACAGGCAGCAGACCATAAGCCTGTGCGAAAGGCTTACCGTCTACCATCCATTTGTTGAGGCGTCGTGCCTGTTCGGGCGTATACTCCACATCATAAGCGGTGTATATACTCGCAAGCACCTTTAGAAAGGCTGATACAGATTGCGGGCTATACTTTTTCATTCCTAGGCTCCACTGGTGCATTTACCCGTAGACGCCAACAGTAAGGAATTAGGAAGAAAGTACGTCCGAAATAATGCCTGTAACTTCGGAGAATACCACGTTCAAAGCCTTGCTGGCGTCTACGACATAAAAGTTGTCGTTTTCACGCATTGCAAGGAAATTAGCACGGACTTTACGGAAATACTCGATACCGCGAGATTCTATGGAGTCGAGCGATCCGTCACGCGCTAGAACACGGGACGCATAAGTGCTTTCGTCGATGTCCAGAAAGATGACCGCATCGGGCTCAATCAGACTATCTTTAACCAGATTGTGAACCGGCATTACATCCTGGACAACGCTCTGGTAAGCCATCGTGCTGTGGTAATAACGATCTGCCAGAACATTGATACCTTGATCCAGATAGGGGCGAATGACCGACTGAGTATGCTCGATACGTGAAGCGTAAAAGGTAAGTATTTCGGACAACGGATTAACGCGAGGGTCCTGTTGATTCAATGCAGTACGCAGAGAGCGACAGAATTGGTTATCAGCATACTCGGAAACACTTTCAAGGGTATGATCCGTTATACTGAAACGGTTGATTGCGTTCCGAACGTTGACGGTCTTCCCACTACCATCGAGGCCTTCGAGTGTAAAAAACCTGCCTTTCATAACTTCTCCTTAGATGTGGAGTAGATGCTCATACCCTTGAACAAAGGGCTGGGCCTTCTTGGTTTTAACGAGTGATTCCATGATGGTACGATACTTAGATTCAGGCATACGATCATAAGCACACATATAAACAGTCTTGGCCAGAGCTTCAACTTCGTGTTTAGCCATACCACGACGAACAGCACGGATGAAACGGTCAAGGGAAGTGGAGACACCTTCCTTGATTTGCTTATCGGTAGCGGACAACCATACAATGCGAAGCTTGCTCTGATCGTTGATCTTACGTGATACTTCAGCGGCAAAATCATCAAATGGAAGGCTGAGCAGCGAAGTTACTTCTGGGTCTGCGAGCAGACTGATAACAGGCGGTACTTCCTTACCTTTGATCAGTTCTGCGTCTTTGATAACATCGACCACGCCCGGACTCTTCTTGTCAATATCAGCCTTGCGGAACTTGTTGTTTACCCCAAGACGTGGAATCTGACGGCCCATTTCACTGCGAGTTCGATATATACGAACAGCCACCGCATTAACCAGAGCATTACCTAGACCTGCAACCAGCTTGTCAATATTGATCTCTGACAGGTTCTTATCAGTACGTCCCAGACGGTGATACTTATTGTGACCTTCTCGACATTCAACATCCAGAATGTACCAGTAAGGGGAGGTAAACTTGGCTTCATCCTCAAACTTTAAGACTGGGGCAATGTTGAATCCGCTGGCATTGAGTCGCTGCATTTCCGCAATGAACAGAGGCCCGTGCGCAGCTTTGGCGTACTTGGTATTCTTGGTGTTGAGATACTTCTGGTACATGAGCAGGTGGATCATTTCATGCAGAACTACGTCAACAAACATATACGGGTCACGGCCAATCTCGGTCAAGTTGACATGCAACTTAATCTCAGTACCTTTACGGAAGTTCAGTTCCGCCATACCGAATACGTAGTCCTGGGTACCGCGAACGATCTTGACCTTATCAGGGCACTCACCATTGAAATACTTCTCATTAAAGAAGTCGTACAGCTTACGTACTTCTTTCAAGGTAAGCTCTTGGCCCAGATACGGATATACAGGGTTTACTGGGTCAGGTACAAAGTCAAAAGAGAGCGACTCGGATGCCTTGAGCAGTTCGCGGTAACGCTTGTCCTTGTACCCGATCTTGAAGGTCAGCTCAGGTTCAGCTTCATGGACGATGTGAATCTTGTCTCCGTGAATAGACACGGTAAACTCATCACCTTTGCGAAAGTCAATGTCAAACTCCGGATGACATTCTTTCAGGTACTGGACTTTGCGCGCCGTATAAACGCGCTTGTCTTCTCGTAAATCATCATTCTACCCTGAATTAGAGAATTCGGTTAGAAATTACTTAACGACTTGGCGTAAATTGGTTTACCTAACAGCAACTGGTGACGAGATTCGGTCACAGCTTCTACTGCTTCGACTAGATCAAACTTGAACGCATCGTTTATCGAACTGAGCCGTCTCGTGTTCTGTGAATAGGCAGGATAAACACCTACGCTAGAAGGTGTAATACCTATATGGAACAGATGTTCTTTCAGTCGTCTGACCTCTTCGTTAATAACCGCGTAATTGGAAGTAAAGCTACGTAAAGACAGACGTCCAGAACACGTCTCCATAATAGTAACCATACCTCCTCTAACGTGAGGGTTGCTAAGATTCACGAAGATGTGCTGGAAACGTTGGCGTTGAGCTTCAAACAAATCAACGAAGTTTACCTTGGGTGACGGATCATCCTTATAGAGGTTGTCCAGATAGGTCACGGTCATGTGTGTTAACAGGGCGTCTACGGACTCACCCTTAGCAGTATCAAAATCACACACGGACCCGAAGGTTGACTGTAACCCTCCTTTAAACATAAACGTTACGGTACCGACACCGCCGACAATCTCAACTTCAGGGATGTCCGCTCGACCCCGAAAGAAGCGTTCATTATAGGCTTCCATGAAAGCTACAATCTCATGGGTGTCTTGATAGACGAATTCAGGAGAGTGAACCTCGCATGTATAGAAGTTGTATTTACGGGCGGCCTTTACCTTAGCCTTAAAGGCATGAGCTAATCGATTATACATTACATGATCCCCAGCTTGGCTCCCATATCTCGAACGGCAAACTCTAGGGTCTTCAGCCCAGTCGAATGCTCCATGTAAGCAACACGGTTCTTCTTGGCGACCAGAGTTATTTCGTAGATAGGGCTTTTACGCATAACCTCACCGTAATCGGCCTTCTGAGCGAGGGCTTTGCGATGACGTGTAAATTCCAGATCATACTGAGCAGAGACACCGTCCTGACGAACGCCTACGACAACGGTCAACGTGTCGGTCTTCTTGTTGTATACGGCAGTAAGGGTGATGGAGCTGGTCGTATCGAAGGCCATGTTCTCGATAAGGGATACAGCCATTGCGTAGAAGTCATACGTGGCTTGCTGGTTACTGCTAACCTTTGTCAGTGCGTGAACCAATTCGTTCTTCAACAAGGCGCTATTGATAGGTGCTTCCATTACGGTATCCTCTATTCGGGTTATACTCTCTATTTACAGAAATGAAAACGGCCCAATTAAGGGCCGTTTTGCTTGAACGTGTTTTGTTCTATTACACTACAGGTTCAGGTACCGGCAGGAACAGAATTTGTGCTTTACCGATCTGAGCTTCAGTGAAGTCCAGAACAACGTTGTTCGCAGTAGCGACCTTGGTGTTCGGGAACACTTCTACACCAGAAGCATCGTACACGGACACCAACACGTTTGCGTTGTTGCGGTTGTGAACGATTGTCCAGGTAGTCTGAGCTTCGGTCTGGTCGTGCGTTACTGCATCAACCTGTGCACCTTGATTGGCCTCGATACCGACGAGGGCACCTTCGACCATACCCAGAACTTGACCGTCTTCCAGCTTGATACCTGCAAGCTGACGAGGGCCAGCGCCACGACGAACGATGATACTTTCAGTAGGTACATCAGTCGGCAGGAACGGACGTTTCGGCAGCTCTGTCTGAATGTAAGTTTCAAATAAGTTAGCCATATTACATCAGCTCCTCGAACAGGACCTGCAGAGTTCCGGAAGTGTTCGCGCCAGCATAAGCCGCGTCGTTCAGGAACAGGTGGTCGCCAGTTGCACTGTATACGCCCGCGCCATCACTGATGGTGAACGCACCCTGTACATCGACGGTATCAGCGCGACGTACCAAGTCAGAATCAGTACCAGCATAACGTGCGCGTGTCTTGGAGAAGTCAACCACGTTAGCGCCAATAGCCATGTAACGAGCATAGGCATCGAAGGTGATAGTACGTTCAACCAAACCGCCAACGTTGAAGCTGTCGGAGATAACGGTTTCAACACCAGCAGCGTTGAGAATGGTACCAGTAACACTATGGTCGCCACGAGCAGTAGCATCGCTAACCATGAAGTCACGACGGAACGCACCGCCAGAGAAGGTCCAAGCGTTCTGCCAAGTACCGACAGCCAGAGTGACGTTCGGATCACCATCGATGATCTGGTCAGGTGTAACAACCAGAGTGTATGTCTCACCGGCAGGCGAAGTACGCAGACGGGTCGGGTTACCTGCAATAGATACAGCAGCCGACATGGCCGAAGTAGCGATCTTGATAGAACCGGACTTGGTAGTAACCGCACCATTACTAGCCTTAGTGGCAGTGATAGTGTAGTTGGCCGTAGCTTCGTAGGTACCGATGTTGAGGGTAACAGTCTTGCTGACAGCGTATACAGTCGGATCAGTAATGGTAACGTCGTCACCACCAGTGTAGGCGTAAGCAACGGAGTCGGCACCGTTAACTGTAGCACTTACAGTAGCAGATTCACCATCCTTCAATGCCAACTGGCCATTAGGGTACGCAACAGAGATTGTACCGATGGTCGGGGCAGTCTGGTTAACAACGACAGTGTTGACGGAGTTAGCAGTATCGCCGTAAGTACCAAGGAAGTTGGCAGCACGAACAGAGATACCCAGAGTACCGTTGCTTGAGCTGACAGTGAACGTACCGGAGAACGTACGGTAACCTTCACCACCGGTGTCAACATCACCGATATTAGTAACGTTACCGCTACCAGCCGCGCCGCCAGATACGAGCTGCATGGTTTCAGCGTCGTTAGATACAGTACCGGTGAAGGTGATAACATCGCCAGACTTAACTTCAGTCTGACCCGCCGGCAGAGAGCCGATAGTCAGCAGGTTAATAGTCGGGCCGGTCAGCAGCAAGGTAAGGTTGACGGAGTACGATGTACCGATGGCCGTGTTCACAGCAGTGATCGTTCCGGTTTCGGCAACCGTTAGATCAACATAACCTTCAAAGAACACGTCGGAAACAGCGGACCAATTAGACACTGCAACGCCAGCTACTTCGATGTTCGGAGGGGTATACATACCACCACGAGCCAGTACATGGACACGAACGTTCTGAGTATCTGCAATCGCAGAGCTGAGGAATTTGTCGGCCGGCTGGCTAGCTGCAAACGCCTTGTTCGCAACGATACCTGCACTAGACGGAGTGATGTCCGTAATGTACAGGGGTGCCAGACCTACGGCCTGCTCGATCTCACCGCGGCTGATCGCATGATCATTTGCCGAAGATTCAGTAAGAACGAGCGGGCCGATAGCCTTGATATTGTGGATTTCAGGCATATCGATTTACTCCTAGTTTAGAGATTAGTGTCTCGCAACACCAGGAGTAAATTACGATTGATCACAGTGTTACTTTAACCAACACGTTGGATTGGCGGATTTCACGCGGCACTTCATTGCGAATGTCGTCAATCTGCTTTTCGAGGTTGGTCATTTCAGCGTAGATGGCCATAGACTCGGTCTGAGTTTTACCTACCAAACGCTGTTGAAGAGTCTTTACTTCGGATTCCAGCGTTGCAATACGGGCATCACGGCGAGACAGGTAATCACCGAAGTAACGGCGGGCGTTTTCGTGCTTGATCAACTGCTGCATTTCCGCACGACTTACCTTAATGTAACGAACCGACTTGTAGTTCTGAGCCGCTTCTGCCATGAGTTTGATGAACTCTTCCGAAATGTCCTGATATACGATCTTCATTGAGGTTATCCTATGAGGTTCATGATATTATGGGAAACATGCCGGGAATGCGGCATAACATTGGGCGTCTTGCGTGTAACAGGGTACGGGTTCTTGTTGTGACGAACGGTAACCGTAGTGTCGTGTGAGACAGCACCCCATACCATATTCGTACTGAGAAACATCTTGCTTGACTTAGGTCCAAACATTCCAATCACCCATTATGTTCAATACGTTGAGCTTCAGTGCGGTCAAGAAGAGATACCTTCTTACGCCGGTTCTTCTTGGTCTCAATCCATTCATTACCGTGAACAATGATCTTGCGATCTCCTTTAACTTCCATCGTCTGATCACCCTCCACGTAAACGTGACGGTTACCTGCTCGGGTCTTCTTCAACAAACCTTGGAATTCAATCTCCTTTGCAGGCTTTGGAGTCAGACGATTAAGTACGGTTTCGGGGGCGTTCAACAGGTAATCATCGATGTCTTTCATCTTGTCGGTTACGATGCACTGCTGGTTGCCGACGATGTACTGGTTAACATCACCGAGAATGGTGATGTCCCAGTCACCTGGGTTGTTGAAGAACACTTCGTTGGTCTTCGTGTCGATGATAACCCACATACCGTTACTGAATTTAAACACGGCACGATCAGGGTAATTTTTGCCAGCTTCTGGTAACTGAATCTGTTCATCTACGGTGTATTCGCCCCAGATGGGTTTGTACGGCTCACCTGTCGGGAAGCGTAATCCTATCTTGTGCTTTTTCTTCGGCACGTAGAATGTACCTGAACGATCAAGTGCATCACCTCCAGGGTTGTACCCACCGTCACAATGCTGGAAGCACGGAACAGCCCAAGGCAGCTCCTTGTCTTTGATCCCATCGAACACACCCTTGATACGGGCACGGATTCGACCGAGCTTTCGTGGATCATTATTGTCAACGACTTCGGCTTCGTATATAAGCTTCGTATCAAGGCCAGGTCGCGTTAAAAACTTGGTTAGGTTTACCGTACCGCCAGACATTACTTCACCTCATTAAACAGATCGACATATTCTTTATAGTCATCTGGATGCAGTCTTCGTTCTAACATAGATAGAACGTTGGCCTGTAGCGCCTCATCCTTGAGGTTAACAAGCTCCGCAACAGCAACAGCCAGATGGCCGTCCTTTAGATTTTTGTGTATTCGTTTCAACACAAGAAAACTATGCTCGGCAGCTACAGCTCGTATCCTGATATTGTGCTCCATAGAAAGCGGAACCTTGATCTTACGTCTACGTTAGACAGATTGATATAGAAATGATGCGGGTAGGTCGGGTCGTGCGTAGGTACAGGCACTCGATCAGTCGCATCGGCACAAAGGTACTTTGAGTACGTTTCCAGCATGTGAGGTTCAAGTGCAGCAGCACACTTCTGTGAACACTCCATCGTAAACTCTATATGGAAGTCGAAATAAGAGCGCAGGTAATCCTTACGCTCTTGATCGTCCATTACTTCCCATAACCTCATACAGAGAGCTTCCTCGGAGAAACAGTTTCATGGGTCAGATGAGAACGCTGACGGCGCGTAACCTCTTCCAACTGCTCGGCAATCTTACGGTTGGCACGTTCATTTGCACGACGCTGATTATACAACCAACGCTTCTTACCTTTCATTTCACCCGGTACTTCCATCATCTCTTCAGGATACGTACGGTCAGCAAGGCCTACCATCTTACCGTTGTTGTAAGACAGAACGTCCGAGCGAGTGCCGGTAGCACGTTGAATTTCACGACGCATAAGATCGGAGGCAACGGCTGCCATTGCAGACTCATCACCAGAACCTTCAGGCATGTATTCCTTCTTGAGTTCTTCGATCTTCTTCTGATAGGTACCAACGCGCTTAATCAACTCGAAGTCGTCTTCCTGTGAAGCTAGAAGGGATTCGAGGTTAAAGCCACCAGCAGCAGCCATTGCACGAATAGGCACAGGCACGCCTTTATCGGTCAACTGTTGTAGCATGTCCATGTAAGTCGCATCACCTTCAGGCTTCAGCGACTTGGTCCAGTGGACAGATGGGATCAGCAGACGTGAACCATCTTGCAGCACTTCGTGGTTGCGCATGACATCAAACTTGTCCAGCATGTTGCCGCGAACAGTGAGCTTACCACGATCATTCAACGTAAAGCCGTTGAGTGCGGAGATCAGCGGGAAAATCTTGTTGTAGAACATGCGGTTCGTCATCATATCCCGGTAAGAACGCATATACTCGATGAACACGGTTAGGCCCGTATCACCTGTTGAATAAGTGTTATGAACAATGCACCCGTTGGCGACGAAGGCTGGTTCTTGATCTCCCATGCTTATGTCGTATACGTCGCGCACCTTACCTTCATCGATAGAAGTAACTTTGACGTAACGGTAGCGAAGGCTCAACATGTGGCTCAATTTCTCGTGCGTATCAGAACTCACCTCAGCAAGAGCGGCGAGAGCCACGTCATACTTTCCGGAGTCAACGCAATCGTACAAGAAGTTTCTATCGTTACGTTTTTTATAACCTTGTATAAGTATCTCTTCTCCGTCATCATTCAGGAAGTAACTACCATAACGTGTATCTCGAACCTTGCGCTCCTTCATAAGCGAACGTACGGTCAGATCTGGTAGGTAGTACGAGTTACGCGCCTTTCTCTCCTTGTAGTAGAGAATGAACTTCGAGTCCATGTAAGGCATAAGCTCGTCCATAAGGTTCTCACTATCGAGATACCCTAGTGAGACCTTACGTCCCGAGCGAGCCGCTATGTATCCCATGGACTGTAACATCAACTGAATCTTACTAAGGACTTTGCGGCTAACGCTAATCCACTGTATGCGTCCAGAATGATGTATATGACCATCTCCTTCAAGATAAGCTGCAAGAAACGCGCATTGGGATTTAACGTCAGCCTGCAGAATACTCCAAGGTACGTCCTTGTAGTGAGACATAGACTTTTCACCGCGTGTCGGATAAACACCGAGTTCCTCGAACCATTTAACGAGTTGCTTCGAGTGAATGCGAATCGAGTATACGTCCTTGTTAAGTGTACCTTCGTTACCGTTTACACAATATTTAGCTCCTTTGACAAATCGCTTACTCTTGTGGATATCAACATCGAGACCGAATACCTTACTGACACTTTCTACACACCGTGATAGTAGGGCAGTGTCAGTATTCGATATGTTGAGTCTGGTATCTCCGTTAGACCAGTTTCCTTCGGCGATAAACATTCCGATGAAGTAGGCCAATTCTGGAGTCATGTACTCAGGTCGTGTAAGTTGCTTACCGTTATGACCTTTTGATGGATACTCCATGTGCTCTGACAGGTTAAGCTCCAAAGGAGTTGTACGCACGATCCGTCGCACAGGTACGCAGAGATAGTCACCAATCTTCACACGATCGGTGCGAACCCAGCTAGTACCTAACCCGTCGTCATCCAATACGAGTAACGGATGATTAGGCGTACAAGTCAGCACGTTACCTAGATCGGTAGTAACTCGCATAGTTTTCCTACGTCCGTTGTACAACCACTTCTCGGCCTTCAATTTAGAATAACGACCTGAGACAGTTATATCAATATCGTGCATCTTACGATCTTTCTGCTCAGGGCTGCACAGTTCATCTATACGAACAAGACCCCGTTCTTCCGTAGGGATTAACGTAGACCCGACCATACACGCTTCACCACTCAAGAAGGCTTCAGATACCATCAAGGCACGAAGCTTGGCTTGAGAAGTCTGATCCCACAGATCAGTAACCTTCCAGAAGTCACCACCCTGACGAATCTCCTGCGAGTCGATACCCATGCGTGTCGCAATGACGGCACCCAACGGGTCTGCGTCTGCGTTCTGGAAGAGCTCCATAGCCGCTTGCATTTCAGCAATGGTAGGTTCCCACTGATCACCATCGCCAAGAGTAAGATGCAGAATACCTCGCTGACGGCGGGCTGACTCAACCAGTGTACCGCGAAACAGGTTCTTCTCCAGCAACCACAGAGGCAGAATACGGCGATAGTACGAAACGCCAGTGGTATTAGTGAAAGACTTGCGCGGTATGTAAATCGTGGAGAGGGGGTCGAGTTCCAGTGCGTCACTACGTAGCTGGTTCGATACGTCTTCCCCTAAGTACTCACGAATCTTCTGCATACGTGGAGTGTCCAAGCCCATGATCTGCTTGTACGACTCAGGCATTGCAACCGTGATAATCGGATCCTGACTGTAGAACGGCAACGAGTCGATCTTGCAGTTCTCAAACTGGTGCGTGATCAGGTCCACGAACGTATTACGAGATTCGGAGTACGGCATGGAAGCAACAAAAGCACCTGTCACCTGATGATCGATAGATGCTTCAGGTAACAGAGTGCGGCAATTCAATCGTTCCAACACTTCATGGAAAGCTCGGGA